AACGAGCATATCCCAACGGGCTTCGCTTTGTCAATATTTTTTTTCAACTTTTTTTCATCTGTTTTTTCGAGGCGCGCCGACAAACGGGTTTGACAACAAATCTGTTTCATTTTCTCCCCCTACCCCCTAACGTCTAACGTTTTTTCCGTTTTGGTTTTCACCCCCTGACATGTGCCTCTCGATGGTTGTTATGCGACTGTGACATGGCTTGCATAGGGCGCGCAGATTGTTCCAGTCGAGTCGAGCGCCGCCTGCACGCATTGCCTGCACATGGTGAACCTCCGTGGCGGGCGCAGACGCACAGGCCGAGCATAGCGGGTGCCGACGCAGATAGACTGCACGGCATCTCCGCCACGTCTCATCGTAGCCGAGTTTGCTGGGACTCTCGCGTGGGGCTTCTGGTTTAAGTGTATGCTCTTGGCAATAAGAGCCGACCGTGATTAGGTTGCGGCATCCAGGGGCGGCACAGGCGTGAGGTGCTCTACTTGGCATGTTGTGCGTCAATAACCGCCTTGTAAGTCTGGGTGTTACCCCGCACATAGGCGCGTGGGTTAAACTCCAGTTGTTTGGCGTTAAGCCGCGCGTACTCTGCGTTGCGCTCTGCGGCGCTTTGCCACAGTCCCAAATCGTCAATCACAAACACGATCAACATCAGGGTTAGAATTACGGCTAACAGCATGCTTGTTACAATTAGTTGTCGGTCGGTTAGTTTCATGACCTAACACATACTCTCGCGCGCGCACTCTTGTCAACCCAAACTTTCCCTTAACAATCACAACCGCACAGAAAGTTGCAAAACATAATTTATCTCTTGACATTGCAAGCACCTCGTGATAAAAGGCTATACTATGACAAACGATAAACCAAAACTTCATCCCGCAGTTCTTAAGTTCTTTCGCCGTGCCGGTCGCAAGGGAGGCTTGAGCCGTAGCCCTGCAAAGGTAGCATCTTCGCGGCGCAATATCTTGAAAGTGAATCAGAAGATCGACCAAGAAATGGCTGACGCCATCGTCGATAAGTGGAGTGCTGGCAAAAAGACGATTGTCGAACTGGCTGAAGAGTACCGTGTCCATTGGCGCACAATCTACCGGATCGTTCGCAGAGGAAGAGAAGCATGACAAGACCAAGAAACCCGCACTACACTTATCGCAAAGTCTGCCCGATTGTCTGGATAGACCTGAGAGGCTTTAGCCAGGAAGAGAAGTTGGTTGCGCTGTACTTGCTATCATCCGACCAAAATAACCGAATCGGAATCTTCAACTTCTCTCCCGCCAAAGCGTGCGAACAGTTAGAGATGGATTATGGGCGTTTCCTCGCCGCGTTTTCGCGTGTTTGTGAGTCGTTTGGGTGGCGTTACGATGCTCAATATCTCGTTTTATATCTCCCCTCTTGGTTCAAGTATAACCAGCCGACGAACCCAAACGAGATGAGCGGAATCTTGCAAGATTTGAAGTCGCTTCCAAAACAATCTCCCTTGATTTCCGAGTTTATGCGGAACCGGAAACACATACCCCAAAGCCTTATACCCGTCTTTTCCGATGGGGTTAAAGGGTTAGGGGAAGCCTTACCCCAAGCCTTACCCATACCCTTGGGTGAAGGAAAGCCTTACCCTAAGCCTTGCCCTAAGCCTTGCCCTAAGCCTTGGGGTAACCAAGAACAAGAACAAGAACAAGAACAAGAACAAGAACAAAATATCTTTCCCCCTACCCCCAAACAGACAGAACAAACCAAAAAACCCGTCGATCCACAAAACGCGAACGACTCGACACCCTCGACGCAATCCAAACCGAAACCCAAACAGCCGCACGACCCCACATCCGAAGTAGCCTCAGCAATCGTCGAGTCGTATCGCGTCCGGGTTAGGCTCGGCGGGTCAAACCCTCGACGTCAGGACGGCGTGCAGCACGTGCTAACACTACTCCGAACCGGCGCGGCAACCACAGAGCAACTATATGCGTGCATCGAGCACGCCAAAACCTACCTCGACTCGATAGGGCGAGCCGTCGAATACCGGTGGATTGCCCCGAATTTTTTCTCACCGCGTAAAAACCTCTGGCGCGAGTATCTCGAACCGCCAGCCCCCGAGCCTGTCGCGCCGGCGGCGGCGGAGCTGGAGGTACGTCGAAACAACGCCCTAATCATGCCGACACGCCCACCGGTGCCCGAACCCGATGATGAATGGGAGGAGCCGCCAGAGCCGACAGACGAGGAGATTCGCGCCGAATTCTACGCCTGTCACCCCGAATTTGCCCCACAGGAGGCCACGCAATGATTGACACCAACCCTGCACAGTGGATTCTCGCGATCGCGAAACTCCGCTCGTTAACACCGAACAACGCGCAGTATTTCGCCGACTCAGAACAGGTCTATCAAACATGGTTCGCCCCGCTGCGATACCTACACCGCGACGGCAATACGATATTCCTCCGCGCCCCGCACGAATGCAGCGCGCGGCACATTCTCCGGAGATATACAGACGCAATTTGCAACGCATACGGCGACGGAGTGGACGAACTGGATATTTTCTGGCCGGACGCAACCCCTGACAAATGCCCGCCACGGCGTTTTCGTCCGCCGGACGATATAATAAACCACGGGGCAGGCAGAGAAAATGCCGCCACGGGGCGCGGAGCCGTCAAAAACGAGACGTCTGGGGTGATGGCTGGAGGACATGACACTCCAGCAAGCACAGAACGGCCAAACCAGACACGGGAGATAAAATGAAACAGATTTGTTGTCAAACCCGTTTGTCGGCGCGCCTCGAAAAAACAGATGAAAAAAAGTTGAAAAAAAATATTGACAAAGCGAAGCCCGTTGGGATATGCTCGTTAATAAGGTCGAGTCCCGCTCGACCACACGGCGAAAACAGCACACAACAGGGGGACAGGACAATGACAAACGCAGAAAAAACCAACACAATCATCACATCACTACGTAACGCCACGCACGACGCTAACGACGTAATAGCGGTGGCGGCGAGTCAGATGTTGGACCAGACATCCACAACGATTTACATCTGTACGAATGCGGAAACATTAGGCCTAACGGAGGCCGCCTATAACACATCCCTATACACCGATGTAACGGACATCGTGCACGCTGCTGGGCTCCAGTGGCTCTCTGCGGGCAGTTATGTGGACTGGCATGGAGGCTAGCTAAACAACGCTCGCCACATCGGATATGTCGCCACCCATGCCCCCGCGTGGCTGGTCTCCAATGATCTACTGTGCGATATGTGGGCGGCATTCGCGCGATCAATAAATGATGCAGGAGGCAACGTGTAAGGCTGCATGACCAATGACCACAAAAAAACACCTGTTAACCTGCCGCTCGACATCCGAGCCGTGTTTGCCGCGTGTGGGCGTCGCGGGGGGAGTGCCCGGAGCACGCGCAAAACACTCGCCGCCCGTCGCAACGCGCGGCGTGGCGGCAGACCCCCGCTCGCAGGGCGGCGCAACGCCACGGCGTCCATCGCGTGGCGGATAGTGCGGGCCTATGCGCGAGGCGTCGCGAGGCGCGAATTGGCGGCGAAATATAACGTGCATTACAGGACAATTTGCAGGCTGGTCGCTCATGCGAGCGGCAACCCGGACGGCGACGAATCCCGAGACGCGAAAACCACTCACTCTCCATCTCGTCGCCGTACCGGGCAATAAACACGGAGGAGGGAAACAGGATGCAAAATCTAAATCTGTGGCATGTTTGTTATATGTTTGAGTCCGCGATTCCAGACCGGTGGGAACTGATCGACCTGTATGATAAATTGTTACAAGAGGCCATACAGTCTGACGCTGGCAAAATTAGTGTGCTGTGTCTCAATTGCGTGGACACAGAATCATCATGGGTGCGTATTACGCTAACACAGTCCGAGATTCAGCAATTAATTGATAGAGATATTATAGATCGAGAGGAGAACGCCCCATAATGAACGACAAAAACGAGTTGACCCTCAGAAGCATCGTCGGGCTGGTCGAATCGGCTGATGCCGCGCTCGACAAAATCATCAGAGACTGTATCTCCCGACCAGCCGACCAAACCCCTCGAACAATCGGAATCAAAATCGAGATTGTCCCCAACTCGCGCGCAGGTCGAAATGGGATGCTCATCATGCCCGATTTCAAATTCACCGTTGAGTCCGGCATCCGTGAGCGAGATTCGGACTCCTGCCGCCTGATGATAACGGCGGCGGGAAACCACTATATTGCTACTCTGGTTTCGAGCGCCGACGATCCAGGGCAGATGACCATCGACGACGTCAGGGAGGACTAAAATGAGTCTAAAAAAAATGTGGCAGACGTATGACCCCCCGATATTTGCCGTGTTGTACATAGCGTGTTTTATGTGTGCCGCGATGATTATGAATTATTGTTGAGAGGAGCGAGTGAGATGGCTGATTTTACGCGCAAACCAGCCGAGTTTGAGCTTATCGGATTGATCCTGATGTGGATCGGAGTGGCAGTTTTGGTCGCCTGTGCCTATCTCGCAAACTATTGGTTAGGTATGTATGCAACCGGATTGGTTTTAATTTGGATCGGCAACGATTTGTCCGAACCGCGAAAACACTGGAGGTGCTAAATGCAAATCATCGACATGCACAGATCACACAATATCCGCTGGGCTGGGCTGCATCTGTATGGCTCGTATGCACGATGGAGTGCGGCAGCGGAATTGAGCCAAAGCGCCGTTCGCCGCGCGGGAGGGATAGAAAATCCCGAATGGTCTTACCGTATTACAAAAACGACCTGCAACAGGCTCATGGCGTCGCTCCTGCTCGACTCGTGGGACGATCTATCGCTGGAGCCGGAGGAGTTTCGCGCGTTGACTCTCGCGCGGGTTGCGGCAGAAATCCAACGTCGCAAATTGGCATTGCGGAAACCGTCGTTTTGGTGCAGATGCGTCAAATGGCTGGCGACAAAACTTGAAAACACAATCCCGAATGGAGGTGTGAAAAATGCTTAGACCGATAATTTTCAGAGCCTACGCGCTAACCCGCTGGGAGTTAGAGCAAATAAAAGCCGACGATATCCGGCGGTTTGCAGCCAACGTTTTCAGCATGATGATGATCGTACTGTTTCTCGCAATAATGGGACTCGCAGCGACGGGCATTTCCGACGATTCCGAGCCTACAATCCACGAACGACAGGAGGTACAAACGAAATGGTAACAGAACGGCAACTCGATGAATTGTGGTATGACTACACCGCTGTTGGCAAAAAACGGGTAGCATGGAAAGCCGCCGAACGCGCCGAACGCGCCGCACGCCTCGAACAACAGCCCCGCGCGAACGCAGAAACGCAGGAGGATGCGGACAATGACAGACTTTGAAATCGTCACAAACCCAACGGTTATAGAACAGGCAACGCGCGCGGAGATTGACACTCAGATCGCAACGGCGAAACGGTATCCGATGCACTCCGACGGAGCAGGTATCGCGCGATTTACGCGGCAGGCAATGGCGATGGCGACACAATCAGAGGAGGTCGCCGAATCCTGTTTTTACACGCTGAAGCGGAGGGACGAGGACGGCACAATCAAACTAATCCAGGGGCCGTCGGTGCGACTCGTGGAAATTGCATGCGCGGCGTATGGAAATATCCGTCGCGCTAATCAGGTCAAGGAAATCACGGACTCTCACGTTGTAGCGCAGGGAGGATGTCACGACCTAGAAAACAACGTTGCCTATCAAACCGAGGTGCGCCGCCGCATAACGGGAAAATCAGGCAAACGCTACTCCGCCGACATGATCCTCGTCACTGCGAACGCAGCGTGCGCGATTGCCGGACGCAACGCCGGACTGGGCGTAATTCCCCGCTCTCTTATAATGCCGATCTACGAGGCTGCCGTCAAAGCCACGGTTGGCAACGCCGCCGTGCCCATTGAGGTGCGGAGGCAGAGAGCCATTGATAAATTCACACTTTTGGGAGTGGATAAAGAGAGGCTTTTGCGGGAAATAAACGTGCCGACCGTTGACGCGCTAACGGTTGAACATCTATCCGGGTTAGTAGGGCTATACAACGCGATCAAGCAAGGCGAGACCACCGTTGACGAAGCGTTTCCCGTCGCCGCGCCCGTGCCGACCGCCGACCCGAAAGCCTTTGTGCCGATCCCCGAGGCGCCCGTCGATGACAAGAAGCGCAAACCCGCCGCTGCTCAGGAGGTGAACAATGAAAATCGATGACTGCTATCTAACCGACGACCCTGTAACGCCAGTCTGCGCAAACGGAGCGTTTGAATTTGCAACGGATGAAATGAATAACACATTGGCAATGGCGATCCACCTTCACCAATCGCGCCATCTGCCAATGGACAGAGAGGTGATGGAGCTAATCGACATAATTCGCGCTTACGACGCAAAACTCTACGATCTATCGGAGCACGCAACATGGGACGAATAACCACCGACAAACGCAACCGGCTCATTGCCGAGGAAATCGAACGGCGCGGACTCGACTGCGAGAGCGAAGCCGACGTTGAGGAAATTGAGTCCATCGCGGACGAAATAGACGCGGCGGCGGAAAACGAGTGGGAGGCCCAGCATGACCACTAACTATCTCAGACCCAGCAACGCCACAATCGCGAACCGCTGCCCAGCATCGATTCCGCGCCAAGCGAAAGTCGCGCCGATGTTTCCGTCGGACAGCGAGGCGATGGAAACCGGGCGGCGCATACACGCGGAGATTGCGCGGCGATTGAACCCCGTCACACACACGCATGAGTTGACCATCAGCGCCGACGAGGCGGCTGTTGCGCGAATGTGTGCCGAGTTTGCCCAGGCGAAAATCCCCGACGGAGCAACCATCTATCCCGAACTCCAACTCTCCCTACCGTGTCTCGACAATCCCTGCACCTGCGATCTTGTTGCGATTTCTGGCTCCGATCTGATTATCATCGACTGGAAAACCGGCAAAATCCCGATGGAATATGACGCCGCGCATGATCTGCAATTGTGGTTTTACGCCGTCGGAGCCTATCGCAAATTCGCGGCGGAGCGCACCATAGAGACCGTGACAGCCTATCGATTCCATCCCCGCGTCTGGGACGAGAGACGTGAGTCTATGGTGGCGTTCGAAGTTGGGCAGATGGGTGAGTACGAGTCCGCTCTGGTCGGACTGGCCAACAGAGTTAAACGCAATCCCGATCTGGCCTGTCCAGGCGAAATGCAATGCGCATGGTGTCGCGCCAAAACGACGTGCCCCGAACACCTCGAATGGGTCTCTCGCATGGAGTTCCCGCAGGTCTCGCTCGACAGCATGGACATGATTTCGCCAGAGCAGTTGGCGGGGATTCTGGCGCAACGCGACCGGCTGAGCACGTACAACCAACTCATGGAGGATGCGGAGAATCTCGCGAGAACCTATCTCGCGGCAGGGGGCAGCCTGAGAGATTCAAACGGCAATGAGTACACGCTGAAAGAGGGAAGGAGGCTCAGAAGCGTCACCGACTACGAGGCGGCGAGGGCGATGCTTGCGGAACAGGCTCTCCCCACCGCCTCCCTCGACGCCGCGTCCGATTTCTCGCGTCCGAAACTCATTGCCGCAGCGGCGGTTGTTTGGAACTGCTCTCGCGCCGATGCGGAAGAGCGGCTCATGGGGGTTATAGGCGACTACGTTGAGGAGAAACGATCCAAGCCGAGCGTGGTTCAGAGCGCGGGGGAGCCGAGCGAATGAAAGCGCCTTTCCCATATTTCGGTGCAAAATCTGTAATCGCCTCTCGCGTCTGGGAGGCGTTAGGACAACCCGTGCACTATATCGAGCCGTTTTTCGGCTCCGGCGCGGTGCTCCTAAATCGCCCCGAATGGACGCCGACAATGGTCGAAACAGTTTGCGACAAAGATGGTTTTCTCGCAAACGTTTGGCGTGCGTTGCAGCAAAACCCTGATGAGGTTGCGCGGTGGTGCGATTGGCCTGTGAATCATGCGGATTTGACGGCGAGAAAAGCACGGCTCATCGGTAACGAAGAACGGCTCCTACAGAATCTGATTGCCGACGAAACATGGTTTGACGCGAAACTCGCGGGTTATTGGATATGGGCCGCATCGTGTTGGATCGGTGCGGGGCTGACACGCCCCGGCCAGTTACCCCACGTCTCGGACGGCGGGAAGGGCGTCCACGCGACCGGCAAGAGACCCCACATCGCGCACGGCGGGACGGGCGTTACCGATCCGTATAATACTAATATCTACGCTTGGTTTCGCGAACTATCCGAACGTCTCCGCTATGTCCGGGTTGTTTGCGGCGACTGGACGCGAGTGTGCGGCGGATCGTGGCAAGACAAGATCGGCTTGTGTGGCGTGTTTTTTGACCCCCCGTATGGCGAGTCTGCCGGGCGAAACAACGACATATACCATCACGACTCCGGCTCAGTTGCGGCAGACGTGCGAAAGTGGTGTGTTGCACGCGGCGATAATCCCAAAATGCGCATCGTATTGGCGGGATACGCGGGCGAGGGACACGAGGCTCTTGAGTCGCTTGGCTGGCGCGTTGAGGCGTGGTCAGCGCCGGGAGGGTATGGCAATCAGGCGTCACGAAACAACAATCGGCACAAAGAGCGTCTTTGGTATTCGCCGCATTGCGCGCACGCAGCGCCAGACATGTTTAGCGAGATAGCCTCTCCCGTTGTGCATGAGCAATAGGCGAGGCAGGGGCGGCGGTTTGTGGGAACTTTCCGCCGCCCCGACAAATAAAACAGGAGGAAACAAAATGAAAAAACTAGTCGCGTTATCGATTCTACTCGCGTCGCTGTCGGGCTGTGGAATGATGGTCGGCAAGGATCGCGATGCTTGGTTCGTCTATTGCTCAGCCTTTCAGGAGCGTTCGTCGGGCGTCAAGACCGCGTCAGGTACTGATTTCCACTCAGCGAGTAGTTCGGCTCAGGGCGTCGAGGCATTCGCATCATTGGCGTCCACGGTCGAGCAGCTATCAGTTCTCGCGGCTCAATCTCAGGGCGTGCCCGTGCGCTCGAATGTCGTTGAGAAGGGGGTCCAGAAATGACTCTCTGCTATAAACTCACTGACGAAAACATGCAAACCCGCAACGGCTGTCAATGGGGAGAGGGTGTCGAGCATACCGCGCCGGGTAAAGGCAAACTCTGCACGAACGCATACATCCACGTCTATTCCCACCCATTACTGGCGGTATTTTTCAATCCGATCCATGCCGATTTTGCGAACCCGATCCTCTGGGAATGTGATGGAGACATCAAGATAACCGACCACTGGCTGAAAGCAGGGTGTACGCGAGTCAAAACAATCAGACAGATTCCGTTGCCGGAGATTACGACGGAGCAGCGAGCAGAGATCGGACTCAGTTGTGCTCTCGTGGTCTATCATGAGCCGTCGTTTGTCGCGTGGGCAAACCGGTGGCTTGACGGAAGCGATAGGAGCGAGGCTGCTGCGGATGCTGCTGCGGAGGCTGCTGCGAGGGCTGCGTGGGCTGCTGCGCGGGCTGCTGCGGAGGCTGCGTGGGCTGCGTGGGCTGCTGCGCGGGCTGCTGCGGAGGCTGCGTGGGCTGCGGAGGCTGCGGAGGCTGCTGCGAGGGCTGCGGAGGCTGCGTGGGCTGCGGAGGCTGCTGCGAGGGCTGCGGAGGCTGCGCGGGCTGCGCAAACCCCGCTCGATTTAGTCTCGATAATCAGGGGTGTCGTCGAGCGGGAGGTTGGGAAATGAGTTCCTTTAAGTGGGAGTGGGAAGAAAAAATTGTTGCCCTCAAATCCGAAAACGCCGCGCTGAGAGCCGAGATCGAAACGCTTAAACAGTCCTGCTTGCAATTCGGAATCGAGTTAGGCTGGGCGGAAAATAACGAGAAACTGTACAGGTCCGAAATCGAGCGGCTGACGAACCGGCGCGAATTCGAGGTGATCGAGAAAGTAACTGGCAAGGACATTTCATTTGACGGCACAAAATTCAGATGGAAGGAGGCCGCCGAATGATCGACTGCACATACCGCCGCGAAATCGGCGACGAAACACAATGCACGTTATTCCACTATTATCTCACCGACCCCGATTTTGAGTGCCGCCAGTGCATCGAGTCGGGAAATCGGGAGATGGAAATCAGGCATAATCAGGAGGTGCAACATGGACTGCGTTAGACCGTTCGGAGCCAAAGCGCCGTGGAACATTCCCGTTGCGGGGTTGGCGCGACACCCACAAGCAGATATGCTGCGAGACCGGTTTTGGAGGGACGCCGCGCCCATTTCGGGGCAAATCGGTTGCATGTTCGAGCAATACACGTATCCCGTCTATGATGATACATATGCGACAACCGAAGCATGGGTCAAATCTGTACTCCCCTCGAATCTGCAAGACACGCGAATCCGTTGGAATCCTGCATGGAAACCCGCGAGCGGTACGGACGGCCAAGCGATTGTTGTGGATTGTACAAACGGGCGCGAGTTCGATTTGCACAAAGTCGTTTTCGACCGTGCCAAGCAAACGCTTTTCTGCAATAACGCTAATCTCGTAATGGCAGGCGCGACTCTCGCGTCAACCATACCCGGCGACTTCCACACCAAAGAAAACGGATTCCGTCCCTCGCGTGGTTGCGGCATTCAGTACTTGGCCATGCTGGTTCGCCCAGAAGAAGTCGCGCAGGGGCATATCGACCACGCTTTGAGTATGCACATCCGCAATACCGACGGGTTTGTGCCGCCAGCGACCAAACTCGAATTCGACCGTGGCGGCGTCGGGATTCCTGAAGGCACGCGGTTCGCCCTCCAGATCACGGATGCCGCGATTGAGAAATGGCTTGCGACGTTACCGGTTAGTCCGCTCTGCCAACGCTCTACCCGCGTGATTGCCAAGGCGCTCCGTGACTATGGATGGATAATAACCGACACCGGCGGCGGGGCGAACCTGCAATTCGAGGATTATCTGAGTACGGGCGAGAAATGGGACAGGCTGGGGCTGAACAAGAGATTCATCGGAGGCAAAGAATTTCCGAGGCGGCTCCTTGAGGGGCTATTCACGCGGACGCGCATTTACGCCATCGTGCCGAGCGATCAATACTAAATGAGAGAGGAGTTTGTCGGATGACTTGGAATAACGTGCTAACATTTCACCACCGCATTATGGCAAGGTTTCTGCGAAAACGCGGATGGGTTGTTTTCTATCTCGAAAAGCGCTCCCGCATTTGCGACCATAAGGCCGGGACTTGTTGGTTGCATTTGTACGAAGATCAACTACGCGCCGATGGGAGGGTGAGATGAGTGAGTGGAAAGAAACCATTACGTGGTTGTGTAACTACGGCGCAGGTTTTCAAGGCACAATTGATAGAACGGTTGCCGGAGATGGTTCTACGCATTGGTACGAATATCGTTGGCGTTTGACTCGCGATACTGGTTGGTTCGTGTCTGACATCGGAGAGCACTCATACTTAACCGTCGAAGAAGCCCAAGCGGCCTGCGACGCGGCGGCGGAAAAGGAGGCGAGCAAATGACTGAGACCTACTACATCCCAGCGATCATCAGGACAAAAACGAACGGGTTGCAATGCTCGAAGCGATGCCAGTTTTGGAATAATGGCTGGTGTATGTTTGATGTGCTACATGCCGAGAACGTCAAAAAGCAGCGTTCGGAAACGTGCAACATGCTCGCCCTGACGCTTGACATGTCTCCCGACGAGAGAGGATACGGAAATGACTGACGAAATCCGCAACGGCGACGTGCTGGCCGTACACACGATCACGAAATGGTATAAACCTCAAACGTGGCTCTCGGCTAGAATCCGGCAGACTACAAAGAGCGAGTGGAACCATGTCGCGTTGATCGTCGAAAATGGCGACGGGCAATATGATGTTGTCGAGGCTCTATTCCTCGGTGGCGTCGTTCGGCGTTCGCTCATGGTCTATGCCGACGCCGCGAAATACAGAGTCGCGATCTATCGCCCACGAGAGCATGTGTTTGTTGTTTCGCCCGCCGTTATTGGTCAGGATCGCGTTGCGGAGTGGGCAATCCGGCAGGTCGGCGCGGCGTACTCGTGGCTGAATATCCTCAAAATCCGTGCGCTTCAGGTGCTATTTCGCAACGATCTTGTTGGCAAAATTCAAATCCCCGGAATGAGTGTCGAGCCAGGATTCATCTGCTCAGGACTCGTGACCCGCGCTTGGTGGCAAGTCGGCGTTACGCTGGGTGGCGAATTCGCCGACCCGCAAACCGTTATAGAGCACTGCGAAAGGAGGGTACTATGACCGACGAACCGAGCGACGACCGGAGATTCGACGGGGAGTTTTGCACAACAGTAGAAGGCATTTCCTGCCCGTATTACAAGTGGCGATTCTGCCACAAGTTTCGCGTTCGTCTGTGTCTAATCCCGCCGTCGGAAGAGGTTGACGATACATACATTCCGAATCGCTTATATCGTTGCGCCGCGTGTCGGAAACTGAAAGGGGAGAAAGAATGATAAACGATGACGGCAAACCAATTAGATGCCCGTACTGCAACGCGGATATTACCGAGGCCGCCGACACCGCAACGTGTGACGCGCCCGATGCGTGGCTGGACAGGGACTACGCTGTTTCTATATGCCCCGCGTGCGCCAGAAAACTCAGTATCGTGTTTCATGCCGCTTATATCGAGGCGGACGGCTATGACGAAGAGACGGAAGGAGATTAGACATGAGAGACAGAATGTATATTGCTGTGGTTGTCGCCGCGCTGCTCATAGCGTTCGCAACAAACATCAGCGTCAACAGGATGTTGCACACCAAGACCCATGCCGCCGCCGCCGCCGCTGCATCTGACCGCGCTGTTACACAGTCCGCCGCCGAACTCGCCGAGGCGAGCCTGATTCGCGTGCAACAGATCGAGCGACGGATGCAGCAGGAGGGATATATTGTGGTTCGCGAGATTGAGCCGAAGAAGGTCGCGGAATAAGACGTCGGGAAAGGATAACCAAAATGAAATTAGTTCAGGAGTTTTCGCTTGACCATCGACGCCTCGCTCCCTTGTGCCGTGCCGTGCTGGTCAACGCCGCCGAAAGCATGGTTGCGCCTGTCGAATTGCTTCCGGTTGTCGAATACGCAGAATTTCATGGTGTCGGAAAACGCGGGAAACCGCTGTCCAGAGTCAGCCGCAAATTCACCGGAGCAATCAAAACCAATAGGTTCTGGCCGACAAACCTCCAGCGATACTTACAAGACTACCTCTGGGCGCGGGATGACGACACAGACACAAACGCATTTAGTCTGCGGCAATGCTGCGACTGGACAGGGCTGCATTACGAGCGAGTGCGCGCGATGCTGATGAAAATGGGAGAAGATCGGACGCGGCTTGTTAACAGGCTCCGCAACAAAACCTTGCCGGAGATTTCCACGGTGAACGGGATCGAGGTTACGCCGACGCGGGAGCGTGTGATTGTTGTCCCGCGCGTTTTATTGCGCCGATACCGGTTTCCCGGCGGTGTCGGTTTGCGCTAAAATAGGGCGGCGGCGTGAGGGCGGGATACGTGCGGGGGTGTTGTTGTACTTTTGGAGCAGGACGCTCTGAGGTTCGCATTGCGAAATGACACGCCACCGCCCTAATATGCGGCTCGATTGAGCCAACCGTCAAGATACGGCTTATAGTTCGGGTTCCGCGCGACGCAGGCGCGATAGAAAACCTCCATCTGCGCACGAAACTCGTGGAGAAAAAACGACGGAGTGATTTCGTTGACCGCCGCCGCCGTTCGCCCGCCGAAAATCCCGTCCACCGCAAGCGGCACGATCCACTCGTGAGTTTGTTTGTACCACTCCTGAATGAGCGCGTTGATAGTACGCTGGACGATTTTGTGAGCCTGCATCCCGCCGGCGTTGACGGACAACGCGAGTATCCGCGCCGCCACGCCCTCTTCGGCGATAGCCTCATAGCCGAACCGCTCCCACCAAAACCGACGATAGATGTCGATTGCCTGAGACCGCGACAGTAGCCGCACGTCCGCCGCGTCAATCACGCCGTTGCCATCCAGATCGCCCTCGATGGCTCCCAGTTCGGCAAGCACGGGGCGCGTGATTCCATATCGTGTTACACCGCCCGCGTCAACATCATCAGACTCGACACCCTCAAGCCATAGGACGTGCTCCACGGCATAGTCAAATTTCCGGCTCATGGCGTGCCCCTTGTTGTGATAATCATTTTGATCGCCTCATAGAGCGCAACTACAACGGCGGATACTCCCGTCGCAACTCCCGCGCGGGATTTGAGCGCTGCGACTAACAGCCCAAGCAAATCCAGTTCGGTTTGCAGTTGTTTCACATTGCCGTTTGTTGTATCCGACCTCACGCCGTTTCGCGACGCAACTGCCGTAAGCCGTTCGTCAAGCCGCGCCCACAAAACCGCATGGTCTTTGCACGGGAGAGAGTCGAATTTTGTCAGCATGAGATTCATCATTCTGCTCATCTCTGATAACTCCACTTGTATCGTGGAAACCAACACTCGCAATTCAAGATTCTCCTCGCGGCGACGCTCTTCGCGTTCCTCACGGCTTGGGGGATTCATTGTCACAGTCTCCAGTTTATCATCAGACATGGTATTCACCTCTCATGGGTGAGATGCTTCGAGCGCACTCAGGCGTGTGTCTATCGCGTCAACCTTGTTTTCAAGTTGGTTTATTCGTTTCTTCAGTTGCCGGTTTTCCCTCTCTGTCTCTCGCGCGAACTGCCACAGATACGGAATCAGCCGAGTATCAGAAAACAACAGGGTGGTTTCTGAGGTTTTGCGATCTGTGTGTGATGTCACGGCTTCGGGAATTACAGGCAACACCTCTTGCGCGATAAAGCCCTGAATTGTCTGGGATGTTGCGTCTCCGCGTCGCCAGTACTGGCGCATGGGAAGCGCACGGATTTTGTCAGCAGCAACAATGGTTGACGTAGTAATGCCCGATTTTGTTCGCGAGTCCGAAACCCTATTCCATGCTAACGCGCCATTGTCCCAATAGCCGTAGCCGACAAGCCCGCCGTCGCCATCATAGACGTCGATGAAATTGTTGTCCTTCGTGGTCGTTTGCGCGGCCATGCCGGATTGTATTTTTATCCCCTGATACGCGAGCGAGCCAGAAGACGCCACGGAGTTTGAGAACGTCGCAACGTAGCCGGTGAACCCGCTCCCGCCCGTGCCGAGCGCCATAACCGGCGTATATGCGTAGTTTGCGGACAGAGCAGACACCCCCGCGCTTGGAGTAACCGTAATTCCGCCGTTGCCCGTTACGGTAAGGGCGGCCTCAAGATCGACGGCTCCGACCAGATGAGACGTGCCTTTAACTTTGAAGTTTGTGCCGATTGTCTGCGAAGACAAAGCATCTATGCGCCCGTCGAATTTTGACGTGCCCTTATTTCTGAATCCGTTAGTGGACGGACTCGCCGGAGACAATGTCAGAGTAGTCATGTCGCACCTGCCCGCGACTTTCGCAGACCCGTTAATTTTGGCGTTGGACGTTGCTGTAACAGACGTGAGGTCGGATCGTCCGTCAACCTCCAACGTGCCGGACGTGGCGAGCGACCCGGACGCATTCAGAATGTTAAACATTGGCGAGTCATAGGACGAATATACATCGAGCGTGTTGTTAGTGCCAGCGCGAGAATTATAGAGCGTCGATACCTGAGACGCCGAGACGGCATAGGGATAGCATCGGAAATTATCCATCTTGCCATAGCCCCAACCCGTTGCTGCACTGAGAGTGCCAAGGAACCAGTTAGACCCGTTGGCCATGCTGCCGACAAAAGCGGCGTTGGTTGTTTGCAAAGACACTGCTCCGTCAACATACCATGTCAGAGTGGATCCGCTACGAGTCAGAACAAAGTTGTGCCAGAGATAGTCATTTATGTTGGTCAGAATTTTCGTGAACGTCACGCCCCCCGCATAGGCAGTTATGTTTATTCTGTCCTGCCCAGAAGCATGAATCTGATTTATATCGATCCCGTTATTAGCCGGAGACGTAACACGTTTGTACATGATGCGCCTGCCTGCCGCCGTGAAGGACGTGTTGTCCGTATTCCACCAAACCGACACGGTGAAATCGTGATTCGCTTTCAGAAAATCTTCGCCGAAGTCCGCGCCAAGATTTACATAGTCATTCACGCCGTCGAACAAAAGCCCGTTGCCGATCAGACCCGTGGTTGTGCGCTCTTCGGCTGCGGTAGTTATGCCTGAAAATGTTTTCGAGGTTGCCGGATCGTTCCAGTGAAACGACGAATCCGTGAGGTTTTTTGATACCGAAGAAATGGTATCCTCGAATTTATAATATGCGTATTCAGTTTGTTTATGACCCCAGTCAAAAGCGTCCGGGTTGCTGACCGAGATGCCGCCACGGGGAATAATCAATTCACCTGAGTTTGTCAGCCTCATATTTGTGTTGGTTTTCGTTCCATCGAGGAACGTTGCGCAACCGGAACCGTAACCAGAGACACCAAACCAAAACCCGTTGCTCGACCCCTCTGCCTTGTATTGCGAGAGGTTTTGAGAGCCCGTCGTCTCCCAATACGCGATATTGTCATCGTCGGTAGATCGCACGTTGAGCACGTTGGATAGCGAAGAGGATGTTGCACCAAGACCGAGTTTGCCCGCGAACGAGTTGGAGCCAGTGGCGCGAGAGGTAAATGTTCCCGTTGTGTCCACGTCGCCGCCTGCCGTTATCGTGGAGGTGGTGAAAAACGCTCCGACGAATTCCGCCGCCGAGACTTTGCCCGTGACATCGAGGTTGCCCGTTACGGTTGTGTCATCATCGATGATCGTTGTTCCGTTTATGCTGGTCGCCGATCCAGCCTGCCCGATCTCGACCGTTGTGGCGTTGGAGCCGACGGCAAGCGACGTTGCTGGGACGCTGATCGTTGCGGTCTTGACGCCGCCGGTCAGTGTCGAGAGTCCGGTAACTCCAAGGGTTTCGCCGATTGTCGTTGCAGAGGTTATCGCCACGTCGCCGCCGATGTTGACTTTGTCGAGAGAGGCGTCCACTTGCAGCATGTTGGTTATATGGTCAGAGGAAATTATCGTGTCATAATCCCCAGCGGAGACGTTTAGCCGCGTGCCCTGATTGACTTCGAACTGAGATGTAGGTGCGACTTTGCCGACGGCCATATTTCCGCCGATAATTGACATTGCGTTGTCGGCTGTTTCGGTTGTAGCCCCTACGCTGTTAAGCGAAATTTGCACTGAATTGTCTCCACCAACACGAGCCGCACGCCCTATGCCTATGGAGTAAGCGCCTTTTATTCTTGCCTCCGACCCGATAGCGACCCCATACTGGCCGTCCACATCGTTACTATACCCCAGCGCTGTAGCCGCGTTTCCATCCGTGCTATTAAGATAGCCGATAGACACAGATTGAGATCCGGTAGAGTATGTTGTTCCTATCGCAACACTACTGCCGCCTCCCGCTATTGCCCCATTGCCGAGAGCGAACGACGGATTAGCGTTTGCTCGTGAGTTAAAACCGATAGAAACGGCATTGTAATTATCCGCGCGTGCGTTATACCCAATAGCCGCCGAATAATCATAGGGAGCCCAGGAAAGTTTTCCAACGGCGAATGAATACGGCCCGCTTGTATGGCAATCGTTGCCAAACGCAAATGACCCTAACCCGTTCGCGCTGCTCGATGTCCCCCCCGCGAATGCGTAATTTCCCGCCTCATTATACGCTCCGATTACCGCCGCGTAATCGTCGGATGTCCGGTTATTGTTCCCTGCGCGAAACGTGTAGTTATGCGTGTCCGTAGTGTGGTTCGACCCGAACAGCATCGAGCCGGTGTTGTCATCGAGCCGAGCCGACAGATCGCCGCCAATAATGCCCTCGTTGTTATATTGCAGCGTGCCGTGCGCCCCCGCTGCCGTTGCCGTGGATAGCACGGTTCCAGCCGCGCCCGCCGCCAACTCTGCCAGCGTGATGCCCGTATTCGAGCCGTCGGAAAAAGTCATGTTGCCGGAGCCGACCCAGATTTCTCCAACTCCGGTGTTCGGCTTATTACCGTTCAGCATCGAGATTCCGCGCGTCCCTGTATCAATCGCATAGGCTATTCCACAAATGGCCACGATGCAGAGGATAATTACAAGTTTTCTTTTCATGTTGTTTGCTCCCTTACAAAGAGGTTTCCCATATTCTGCCAACGTAAAGTTTCCCGTGGCTCTGCCAGTCTATCGCGCCGCCTTCGAGCTTCATCAGATACCTGTCGCCGCCATCCGCCGAAAACATGAGGTCGTTCCCGACCAGCCCAATAGGATCGCCCCCCTGCCCGCTGGCGGTCGGGAAATCCGATGACTCCGAGACGCCCCCGTAACATTCGAGCGACCCATTAGGTTTGAGTTTCGCGGCGATGTATGTCCCGGCACCGTAGGGCGGGAAATCATTCGTCGCCCCAAACCATATCCCGCCGCCAATCTCATCATATTCAACCAAAAGCGGCAATGGTGAATCATAACCGGAGTCAGTCATTCTCGTTGGGCGTGGCAGGTTGCGCTCTTCTACCTGACCGCGCAGGCATAGGGTAGCCGCCGAAGCGATCGAGCCGCCAGACCAATAGGAGGTCATTTTGATTGACATGCAGAGAGTGCCGCCGATCCAGAAATTGAGGGCGTCTGTAGAGCCTCGAACATATTCGACGTATGTTCCATCGTTGAAATAGACGATCTTGCCTGAGACGCCGCCGGAGGCGGCTTCCACCGACGTTATTTTCTGCCAGTTCCGCGCCCGACCCGAAGCAATGCCAACCTGCAAGGCGAGCCTCGCTCCGGTTTCGTCGTACTCCAGCCCCATCACGCGGCCAACGGTTCCGTTCATGCCGCATAGCGGGTCGGTTATGCTGACCGAATCTACGCCGCATTCGAGTTCAAGCCCACGCCCAGCCGAGACAACATACGATGTGAGCGCAATCGGCCATGCAAACACGTTGCCGAGCCGCTCCGCAAGCGTGGCCGCGAGCGTTGCCGAAGAAAGCCACTTCGCGAAATACTCCGCGCGGCGCACACCCCAAGGCTGCTCTTGCGAAAACGTTTCATAGAGCGAAACCTTCTTGTTTGTGTTGTCTGAATTTATGTCATAGTAGAGGTCAATCTCGTTGGCGATCAAGCCGAAATCGGTTGCCTCTTCCGCTGGGATGTCATCGGCGATCCTATCCGCATACGTCAACGCGCGTTGCACGTCCGCCGCGTCGGATGATAGCCCAGCGAAAAATTTGATCTTTCCGGAGTCTATCGTCCACCTGATGCCCGCGTCCGTGACAGCCTCGGCCAGCAACGCGCCGAGAGTTATAGGCTGGTAAAGAATGCGCGAGAACACCCACGCCTCGCCCGCGTCCGTCTCCGCCTCATTTACCGCCGACGTGAGAGACGTTGTATCGTAATCATCAGTAGTCAGATCGCCAAACCGTGTGGAGTCTGTGAGCAGCGTGGCGATTGTGGTATCGGAGGTCACACCCTGACCGCCGAGCCCAACGCAATCGAGCAGGAGTGTCGCGTCCTTGTCGCGCATCGGCGTAATGTCGGTCGAGACTTCTTCGACCTCAAAACCAATATCGTAAATGTTCAATTCAAGATTCTGTTCTTTCTTGGGGAATATCACGCCGACGTTTAGCGCCGCGTTGCCGGTGGAAAACAGATTCCATCCGTGCCGCCGCGCAATGTCGCTGATGTCCATTTTCTGGACGGCGCGAGAGGAAAGCGTTTTGATCTCGCCGTCAAGTGCGGTTGTCGCGCCAGGCAGGGCAACGGAGCCGCCGATAATGTGTAGTTTTAGCCGCGTTACAAACACAAGGGCAGAATTTATTTGCTCCATCAAAGTGCCCATATCAAGACTGCCGTCAGTTTGCGCGACGGCATATGTTTCAACGTAGAAACGCGCAGCAAGTATTTCCGACGCTGATAACGTTCTTGTAAATCGCTTAGAAATTGAGCCAAAAAATTCGACCGAAGGGTGTTCTTTGCGAGTAAAATCTGTCCGCCCTGTTATGCCATTACCAAAATCATATGCGATAGCAATTCCGTGGCTGTAATACTCCCCAGTGCCGCCGAATTCAAATTGAATTGTTGTGTTCCCGTCAGGAACAGAAACATCAGCAACGGCCATGTTCAGACGCAGGGCGAGGGTTATCGATCTAACAACGCCCCCAATCACTTCTCCGTCAGACGCTCCATCGCTCCCGATAATAGAGTTGCCATCTGCCCCAAATGGGAATGCCCCGCCCTCTGATACCAGATAACAATTCGGCCACGATTGCACAATCGTTGTGTGATCTACGCCCCCGCTGCGTATGGTGTATTGCGTTGATCCTTCTCCTGAGACATAAGCGAGATCGTATGTGTTGTCAACTGTTTGGGCTGCATCTGCATCCTCAAACAACTCGCGCGAGTCATCCGTTGCCGGATTCCCGCCTTCGGGATAGAGTTTAGAATCGCCAGTTATATCGGTCGGCTCGGTGATGTACTCCGAAAATACTCGCACAACACGCCCACCAGTGCCCGCGCCCGTTCCGATTCCACCGTCCAAAGAAAAACTCGTGGCGTCAATTTTCGTTATCTGCCATTGAGAGTTTGCGGCATCGTTGCCGGTGACGCCTGTAATTTCGCAGAAATCCCCAGTCTCTAAATAATGCGCGGCGGTAGTGGTAACAACAATCGGATTCGCGTTCGTCGCCGTGGCAATAGGTATCAGGCACGCGGAGTTGTTGCCCGGCACAACAGACCAAAACGGGCGAAACGTGCCGACTGGCCACACCTTGTTGGCCGGAAGCAACGCCGCGTACTTGAGATATGCCAAGCATTTCTTTATAGTTCCAGTCCGACCCACCATGCTCGTGTTTGTGCGCACCGCAAGCACGCGCTTGGGGCCGGTAGTTGTCACATAGATACCGACATAAGTTCCGCCGCCGGTATAAGCGCCGTTGCCAGTAGTGCCGTCGAGAGTGAACCGCTTATTGTCAACTTTGGTTATAACATGCGTTCCGTTTGCGTTTGTGCATCCACCAACGCCAGCGATTCGCACTGAGTCGCCGTCTGCCAGGCCGTGATTATCCGATGCCGTAACCAGTATCGGAGTCTGGTTTGTAACCGTCTCGATGTTTTTCGCCTCAAGGTCGATCGGCACCATTCGCCCGCCTGACGTGTAAGCCGCACCAAGTCCGTCGGATCCGTCGAGCGAAACGCGCTTAACCGTATCGACGGTAACTGTCCACTCGCCATTCGCCGCCGTTGTACCAAGCACTCCAGACACAAGCACTTCGTCGCCTGTGGTAAGTCCATGCGGCGCCGCCGTTGTGATGTAGATCGGAGCCGCCGATGTTACCGCTGTAATTTTCTGGGGGTCAAGTGCGCCTTGCACTGTAGGATCACCAGCGGCGCCGGCAGGCTCATCGTCATCGTATGATTCTGTGATAGGTGTGGAGTCGTCGCGAATGAGGGCAAACGTTGCATCCCGAGACGCGATGTCAGTATCGACAGCGTTTTCGGCGTCAGCAACAGTGTTCCAACGATTCCGCCGGAACTCCATCGGGGTTTCTGCGTCTTTTAGGTCTATTGTTTTAGCCGTTGCAGTTGCCGAGAGTTTGCCAGGCATCGAGCCGGATGGAACAGTGATGTATGTCGCAACAGTTCCATTCAGAGTAGGCTCTGTTTTCCACGCCGCGACATAGTCATACAAAGCGCCCTCCGCCGTGCGCACGTTGGTCACTGTGTCAATCGGGCAATCCGCCGCGACGAAAACCACATCGGCAATTTCCTCGACTACCGTACCCCACGGGTGAGACGTTGCCGCCGTACCCGCCTCGCCCCGCGTGACCGTGAGGGTGTCGACAGAGCGAGTGAACGAAACTTTTTCGGAGTCAATCCACGCGACGCCAGACGCCGATAGTTGCGAGCCGTCAGCAACCTCAATCTCTGTCTCTGTGTCCGTTATCGATTCATCGAGCGTCGTTTGCGGAGCCGACGATATTTTGATGGCCTGCAATGCGTCAACCGCCCCGATCACCAACGGAATTGTTTTGCCGCATGACTCCGACGGGGCATTCGGAAGGATCGTTTTTTCGACCGCGCGTCCGATGATTTTGTCTGTTATCGCGGCAAGCATATCAACCGCTTCAAACGTTACCGATTGCCGCCCGACTACAAAGCGCGAGATGCGATAGCGCCCCAGCGTCAACCAGTCCGCCGACGTTAGCGAGCCGGACGCGGGCTGAAACACTTTGTAAAACGTTACCGTCAATCCAACAGGCGTTATCGATTCCACGCGCGACTTGATATTCGGAATTTCATTGGCGTCGATTAGAAGTGAAAACTGCGCGGTTTGCGACGGGATTGTTTCGGCAAGCGAAAGATCGAGCCGTTTCGGAGCATCGGAAAACGAGAGAAGAGTTTTGGAGAAAGTCTTTGAAGCGTCGGGATTGAAGTCTTTTGCAGGATCGCGGTCGCAGTAATATCGCGTGGCGTCCGCCCACTCAATCGCAACGATGCGAAATGCGGAATGTCCGGTTGCGGTTTTCTGCGCGGCTTGACCTGATGTGAGAGTCCGCATTCGGAAGTCCCTTACGTTGCAACATAAGCATCAGTATCTTCGATCAAAAATTGAGCCGAGAACGAAATCATCATTTGGTCATAGTCCCTCGCCTCGATTGCTCCAACGAGACACAGTTTATCGACTTTATAGGTTGCGGTTGTTTTGTCGTACCACCCCATAGCCACGCGGTCAAGTCCGTCGCGCCGGTGCGATTCAAACAAGTGTACGAACGCCGCATAATCAGTAGGGTCACATTGCACAAAATCCAACAAGAGACTTTTCGCGGAGTCTTTGAATTTGTAAGGAATTCCGTCCGACGCGCCGGACACGAGATCGAGCACGCCGCGATCATACGTTCTTGTGATTCCGTCCGATAACCCGACGCCGTATTTTATGTATGCGTATTCGGTCGGCTCCCATATCCATAGCCCTGTTATCGGCGTTGTCTGCAACGGGATAGCAACGCTAATCCCCGCGTCGCTGGCCGCCGTGCAAAGTCCAAGAAACTGAATGTTGTTAAACGCCTCATCCCAACAAAATATAGGATCGTTAACTGCGAGCACGCTGGACGTGTTGTCGAACACAAGCGCCGTGTCGCCCGCATCGGGTTTGCTGCCGCCCGCGAGATAATGCGTGTTTTCTATGCCGTATGCGAAAATAGGGGAGTGGGGAGAAACCGCCATAGTGCTACGCCGTCCCCGGCACCGCAAGGCCACCGCGTGTCATTTTGCCAGTTCGCCCAAGCCGCTCTATCGCGCCGATTACCGACCGCTGCAACTGTTGCGGCGACAGCCCCGAACCGTTTATCGTTACGTTCACATTTCCGAAGGAGTTCCCAGCGGGAGCGGGCGAAGAGCCACTTGATCGAACAACAGATAATTCTTCTGACGGCGGCAAGCCAACGCCGCGAAAATTCATGACAGGCGCAGACCAGTTTTCTGTGGCGCGACTTTTCCAAAATGCGTCCCATACTCTTTTGAAATCTTCGAAGGCCTTTCGACTTTTATTTATCGCAAGAACTATCGCGTCGAAAAACCAATCTATAGTTTTTCTATATGGTGGAAGTTTGTCAACAAGACGAGATAGCCAGTTGGTTGTCCAGTTCTTTTTGAAAAACATCTCGAACAAAGGCGTGAATGCCGCTGAAATAAGTATCAGGGGGGACTCCAGCAAAGCTAGCGCGGTTCCTATTGTGCCGAGAGTGACAACAAACGCGGCAATAACTTTTGACCACGGCTTAAATGATTCTATAAACTTCTGCCAGTGCCCCTTTACCTGTTTAATTATCTTTCCAAGATTTGTTTCCCATTCTTTTGTGCCGTCTAAGTTCGTTTTTATTGCGCCTTGTGTCAACCATTCGAGTTTGTCGGAAATCCATATAAGGGCTTGCGATGCAAATTCCTTGAGAGCCGTCCACGCCGGGCCAAGCGCCTCTTTTAACTCTAATCCGATAGCCTCCAACGAGTTTTTTATTCTCGTCAAACTCGGCTCGTTTGTGTCGAGCCACTCGCGAAATTCAATAAGTTTTTCCTTAACCCATTTAAGGGCCTCTTTGAAGACTGGGCCAAAGATTGTTCCTATCGTGTTTGAAATTCCCTGCATCCCATCAAAGACTTCTTGCAGCGCGTCGCCAAGATCATCAGCGCCAGCCGCCGCCTCGTCCGACATGACAAGCCCAAGGTTACGCGCCTCTTCTGCGAGCGCGTCAAACCCTCCGCTTGCCTGCATGTCGCGCACAAGAGCCAGAATCTGCATACCACCGCGCCCGAAAATATCCGTTGCCAGCGCGGTTTGCGTCAACTCATCGCCGACGTTTCCAATCGCCGTCGCGATTTGCAGGAAGGCGGATTCCGGCGAAGCGCCGCTCAGTTTGCCAAGCGACAGCCCTAACCTCTCGATTGTGGCACCCGCCGTTGCGCTGCCGTTAGATGCGTCGGCTATTACGGACGCCATCTGCTTGACGGCGGGAGTAATTGCCGAGAACTCTATCCCCGCCTGCTTCATGGCATACTGTAAAACCGAAAGCGTTTCCGCGCTAAAACCCGTTGCTACAGACGCATCGTGTATGCCGGATCCATAATCGGCAAAGGACTTTGTCGCCGCTGTGACGAACCCCACCAATGCGGTTCCGGCGGCGGCCATGCCAACCGCAGCGGTTTTTGCAAAGGACGTTACCGCGCTTGATATATTGCTGTACGCTTTATTGATGTACTTTTCGGCTTGTAGAATTTTCTTCTTGAGGGAATCGTCATCCCCTGCCAGCACCCACAGAGCGGTTCCGATGACGGTAGTTTTGCCAGTGTTGCGCCGCTTAGCCATTGCCGTGCTCCGCCCTGTATCGTGCCGCCTCTTCGCGCGTCATGCGCGGGATTGCCTCGCGTTTGTTCTTGCCGCCCTTGCCAGTGCCGCCCCCTGATTTCATAGCATCTGACTGTTTTTGTTTTCGATCCACAAACGCTTTCAGCATTATTTCAAGAAACTCTTCGCTCCATGTTTCGAGGATAACGCGCGGGTCTATGTGATACTCAGACGCGCACAACTCAAGCACTCCAACGAACGCGCCTATTCCGTCGCGATCTTGCTTTGCGCGAACTGGAGCATCCGCGACCCGATCTTGAGAAACAAAGGGAATGTGATTGACAGCACCTCCAAAGCCGCCTCGATAATCTCATCGTCGGAGAACTCGTTTGATTCGTCGCGCAACTCCGGCGCGTAAGCCCACAGCAACTCGACAAGAGAATGCAAGCCGCGACCCAAAATAAACGGGGCGGTTTTTTTCAGGAACTCGACCGGATCGAGAGCAGAAGCCAATTCCGCAAGCGGTTCGTCAGATTCGCTGTCCCGCGCGCGTTGCACCATCGCGCGAATGTCCGAATCATAATTGTCGATGAGTTCCGCGAGCAGATCGCAAACGCGTTCGCGGAACTCGTCCATTGCCAGAATGCTCTTGACCCGCAAACGCCTTTTCTCTCCGGCAAGCGTGACCTCAAAATACTGGAGTACCTTCTGTTTTTCGGATCGCATCAAAAAGCCTTTCTACGCGGACGGCATGAGCCGCGCGATTTCATCCCACTGCGTATTCGCCGTCGAATACTGTAGCACGATCCAGTCACTCAGTTTTGTCATAATCCAGTCGGCGCTTGGGTTTAGATGCAACTCGCCGGGTCCAGCCGCCTGATCGTTTAGGGTTATTGCAGCGGCAACCGCGTTTATTTGCAGCGTCAGCGTTTCGCCGTTTGTCAGGCTGGATCCGGTGATTGTGTCAAGCACGTCCGCAGCGGCGCCTTCGCCGATAACTTTATGGTAGTTACCCGTGCGCGTCAACACTCCGCTGGAAATCGTTGCAGTCACGTTGCCCGCACCAAACGTGCTATAGACGCCGGACGCCGCGCCTTCGACGTTGAATTTCATAGTGAGCGGAGCGAGTTCGCGTCCAGAAAACGACTGCTTGGGCATTCCGTCAGTAGAGACGTACAACCAGTCGCGACGATATGCAGTGCCCGCAAGGTTTTCGCCGACAATCGCAAGCGAGATTTGCGACATCAATTTCGGTGTGGAGTCCATTGTTACGACCTGCCCGTTAGGCGTGACCCCGAATGCAATGCCCAGCAACGTCGCGTTGGTTTGCAGCGACGGAATTGTGATCGTGCCCTCGCGATGGGTGAGATAGGATCGCGTGCGATAATCAACGCCGTTGACCAAAATCGCCTTCGGTTCGGGGCCGTCCTCGACCTCGACAGCGTCCTCCTGCCGGATAAATCCGACAATGTTCGTTGCTGGCGTCCCAGCCGTCCCAACATAGACGGCCAGATCGCCAACCAATACCTCTGTGACGTCCTGTGTATAAGCCATCTTTACACCTCCATTAGCGCGTGATATGTTCCCTGCACGGCAAAGAGGCCGTCTATGGGATCGATGTATAACTCCTCGCCTCCCGATTGATCTACCATGCACATTCGGGAGTCGCTTACCGCCAATGATTTTGTGCCCGCTATCGCGTCATGCACCGTGCCCCAGAGCGATCGCGCCGCGTCTTGATCCGCCGCCCAGCACCGAACGAGCACATAACGATCTTGCAGGTTTGGGGCGTTGGAGTCAGACGTTGACGCCGGGCCGACGGAGCCGCCGGCAAGCACGTCAAAACTGATAGCCGGAAATGTCGGCGTCTCTGGCAGTGGGTGTTCGTAAATGCGCGTTGAAACCACCGCCGTTATTGTGGATTTGCCAAGAAGAAAGTTCCGCCAGTATTTTACAAACGATTTCACGGCTTTATATTCTCCCGCTTGCCAGGCATGTTTTGCACAAACAGATCGACTATTTGATCGCTGCTATCCTCGACGCCGCTGTAAATAAAACCGCCCTTGGGGTCTCCGCCTATCGGCTTGACGAATCCGGTTCCGGTGCCGCGCTTTACGATTTTGCGCGAAAACTTTCTGCCATGTTTGTCAGTCGCATTGACCATCGTTCGTTTGCCGCGCGTCTTATGCCCAAAGGATTCTTGGAAAGCCGGGAATGCCATCTCCACCGCCCACCCCTCAGCCTCGCGTTTCCCGGCTGTAATACCGCTCGCCGTCTGCATGGTCTTGTTGTGGGGCGCAAGCCGGGCTCTGATGTTGCTGGCCATTATCTGAGCGCCTTGGCGCAATGTATCGTCCGTCGCCGTTTTTACCATGCGCAGAAACGATGCTCCGTTGGATGCGTGATGTATTGCGACGCTTGCTTTCATTCTGCGATGGTCACCGTTGCCGCCTTGAATTTTACCGCCCCATTTGCCGTAGGCGTATCGACGCCATTAACGACATAGGTTTTACTGTTCAGTAATACTCGATGTTGATCCGTGATCGTTGTCTCAGGCAGAAAGAAAATCTTCAGCGTTCGCACGGATATAAGACGGTCGTTGTAATACTCCGCCGCACCGCTGCTTCCACTCAGTTTGCACTTCACATTGTCCGTGAGCGTTGCCCAATTCGCCGGGGCACTGTGTCCGCTATCGCCCGCAACCGCAGCCGAGTTGTACTGGATCGTGCAAACATCGGTCAATAGAGAATCAATGCTCATTTTCAAAACATCCTGATGTACTGCGACAACATATTCTTGTCGAGTAGCCGCTCTACGTCGGGCGTGAACCGTGAACGGCGATAATCGCCGATGCCTTCGCTGGCATATGTCTCGCCAGTCTCACGGAAATAACGCCCGGCAATCTGTTGGCAAGCCGCGCAAACGAGCGATGGATAAACCGCCGTGTAAATAGTTTTTGCGCTGTGAGTTGCCGCCGTTGTGCCGTTGACGCCACGAACTACCGTAGCCGACGTGGTTGTTACGGACGAGACATACATCTGCTCCGACTCGACCAGTATGGTTGTTCCGGCCGTAATGCCCGCCGAAACACTAATCGTCAACGTCAAACCGTCTGTTGTGGCAACCGTTCCGGTAACCGCTGTTGCCAGCCACGGACTCGAACCAGTACCGTCTCCATATCCGAACGTCCCTGTTATTTTGACGTAACGCACCGTGTTTATGGGAAATGTTTTGCCGCCGAACGGTGTTGCTTGGACATAGGTTTTCGGCCATCGGTTGTCTGGAGCGAGCCAATAGTCCGTATTCTGCGTCCATGTCTCGCCGTCGTAAGTGCCGTCGGCTTCCGAATCAGTTACGAACCCGCTTACCGTCAGCACGTCCTTGCTTAGCAACAAAACCCCGCTGTCACTGCCAGTGTCAAAATAATTTGAAGCCGTCTCGACATAGAAGGGTCTATGGCAGATCGAGTCAATATAGCGGCTCGCGCGTTCGAGAGATTCCTCGATTTGCGAATCGTATGAAGTCCCGCTTAGATTGAGACGGCTTCGCATTGTGGCAATCGGCAGATAGAGGTTAAGCGGCATTTTACGGCCTCGTTAGGAGCCTGATGGTTAGGTTGTTTGTCGGGCCTGCGTTGTCTACGCGAAGCGTCAGTGCACCGTATGCGGTGATCGGTATGCTTGTCGCTCCGTCGCCGATCATCGGAACAAACGTTTTCGCTGCCGCAGAAGAGCAGTTATATCCAAGACTCTGGAATACGTCCACCCCGTCAACGTCGGTTAGCGTGACATCGTAGAGATTCGTCGGCGCAAGCGCGCTGCTTGTGTTCGGCGCAAGCGTCACGCGCAGGATTTGACCAAAAAACTCTTTGGTTGTCGCCAACACATCGCCGTTGTTGTCCGTAGTACAGGCAAGGCTGATTAGCGTATGCCCACTCTGGCTTTGGTTGCGCCGAGTTACCGTGCCCGTCGAGACCGTATCCGTTGCCGACGCAATACCCATGCACAAACAGAGCAACACCGCGAGGCTAATAACCGTTTGCGTTTTCATGGCTTGCCTCCTTATGGCTTGGCGATGAACATGTACTGCACCGTCGCCGTGGTTGCCGCGGTCGATTTAATCTGAAACCTATTCGCGGCGCGAACAACGTAAAGCGCAACAGCCGCCGCCGGATCAGGATCGGCAGACGTTATCAGCATGATGTCGTTCGTGTCGGCTCCGGTCAAGGCAACGCTTTTCGTGGCCGAGTTTATTAGCGACGCCGTGCCGAGCAGCAATTGGGTGAAAGTAGTGCCGCTTGCGCCGATCTTGAGATCACCGGCAAGCGCCACGTCAGAGCCGGACGCGCCTGCGATGTTGCCGCCGCTCGCCACGGTTTGGGTGCCGCCACTGGCAATCGTGAGCGCGCTACCGACCACCCAAGACGCGCCTCCCTGAGCCATGTAGTTTGAGGTATTGTACTGCGCCCAGGCAAAGGTCAAGGCTATCACGACCATCAGCGGGGCAAGTACGATTGCGAATTTGATTTTCATTATGTAACCCTCCTCGGTTTTTTCGTTGCCGTCTCGTATTTCTTGGGCGAATCGTCAACGCGGATAATAACAGGCTCGGCTTGATCGGTATCAATCAAGCGTTGCGCGTAAGCATCGTCAACCTCGACGATTTCACCATAGCCCCAGTTTGCTTCCGGGGCAGAAATGGACGTTTTGAGTTTGATTCTCATCGTGTTACCCTCCACGGGGCGGGCGAATTGAACCCGCCCCGTTGTTTTGTTGTGTCGCACGGTCGCTTAGAGCATCGTCAGCACGCGGACGGCGCTTGTATCGACCAGATCGCCATCGCTGCGGGCGGTGCCCTTGTAACCGATCATGTCATAGTCGGCGTACAATTCGGTCAGCACCTGCAACTCAAACCCCTTGCGCTCGACGATGTAATAACCGCCGACCCATCCGAACAAGATTGCATCAAGTCCGGCTGTCGCGGCTGGGGCGTCGGGCGAGATATAGACGGGGCGTCCCAGGATGAGGTCGGGCTGAGCCGCCTGCAAACCAGGCTGCCAGAGATATTGACCCTGACCGTCTTTGAGTTTGCGAACCAGTTTAAGCGTCGCATCCTTCATTATCCAAGAGGCATCGCGGCGATAGTAATTGCCAACCGAATGGTAAAGATCGATTACCTCGTCGGCTGTTATCGCGGTTGCGGACGCGGCAGTCACGCCAGTCGTGGCGGCGGTGAATATGCCGTTGTGCTGGCTAGAACCGGTGCCGGAAACACAGAGTGCCTCTTCCTTGACGGCAATCGAACGCGCGAGTTTGCGAAGCAGATACCCCGTGAAGTCCATCGTCGAGTCGTTCGCGAGTTCCGCCGACTCCTTGATGATGCGCCCTATTTTGTAGGGACTAAACTGCACGCGGGTGATCGTTTCCTTGGCAACCGCAATCTGCGAGTTTTCGCCATAGACGCTGGCCGCGCCTTCGACAGACTCAGCCGCAACGTTCATCGTGCCGCTGTTCGAGGTAATGATGGTTGCGAGTTGACGCATGATTGACACGTCGTGGCGCAACTCAACAATCGTGTTGTACCATTCGTCGGGAACAGCGTAGCCGCCATCGCCTGCCGTGCCGATGGTTTGCGGGTCGGTTGTCGCACGCAACTCAGCCGCGGCGATTCCGGTTCGAAGGTAATCCTCAAACGCGCGGACGTAAGGCGCTTTCTGAGTAGTCTTGCTTGCGGACGCGCCAGCACGCAAGTCGCCGCTGGTGTCGCTGGCAAGCACCCTCGCTTCGCGTTCGCGTTCCTCGACCTTCTTTGCGCGTTCGATGCTTTCGGTCAACTGCTCGAACCGCTGCTCCATCTTGCCATACTTCTCGGCATCCTCGGCGCTGAGAGGTTTTTCGCCGTAGGACTCAAGCAGATCGCGCTGCTCTTTCAGGATCGACGCGCGGGCGTCGTACATCTCTTGCATTCTCATGTTTCGCACTCCTTAACTCTGAGGTTTAGTCGTCTCAACAAAACGCTGGCGGGCGTTCCGGCGAGTGGTTCAGTGAGTGCGCCTTGCGCGGCTCGGCTGTCTCCGGCTTCATCGGTCTTGCCTTGCTCCGGCTCTTGAGACTCCGGTTTATTTTCAAGCGCGGACTCAAGGTCTCGCGCAGTAACACTTGTTCCCGAATATGCTGGCATCGGCACGGGCGAAACCTCGTACAGTTTCACCTCTGTAATCTCGCGCAAGGAAACCCCGCCTATCGTTTCCGTGCGCGACTGCTTGATTATGTCGAAACCGAAACTCATCTTGTCCACGTATCCGCCACGGATAAGGTTGCGCACCTCTTGCGCCGTCGGCGTATCCGGCGGCTGAATTGTAACATGTAGCCCGTGACTGTCCTCGCGCAGTTGCAACGTCTGGTTTTTCGTGCGCCCAAGAACGGCTCCGGTGTCGTGATTCCAGAAAGCATAAATATCGGGATTTTCGGAAATCGTCTTTGTGAACGCGCCCCGGCGGATGACTTCCTTTGATCCCCAGAAGTCCGCTTCTTGATCGAAGACCGCCGCGTATCCGGTAATCTCGCCGGTCTCGTCGTTCGAGCGCAGTTCGGAAACTGGAAACTCTCGGGTTTCGTAT